GCTTTAATTCTATTTTTAGTATCAAGTATAGCATCTGTTTGTGCGGCTAATGCTTCTTGTGCAATATTTGTCAATACTGCTCTTGGTGATCCAGAATCAATTACAGCACCACCTGATCCACCTGCTACTGTTGCCGCACCTTCGGCTCTTTTACCTTCAATTGCAATCTGTTGAGTTAAGTTTCCTCCAGTTTCTAATACTTGAAATTGTGTCTGACGACTTTCTTTATTACGTTCTCTAATATTATATTTTGCTGTTAAAAGAGATTCACGAGCCGCTCTGCGCCGCTCATCTGCCATAGAATTAGCACCTTTACGTTTATTATACGCACTATATGTACCTGCGACAAATGTTGTTCCTGCTACCCACCAACTCATGCAACCTCCAATTCAGTATAATCTTTAGCAATCAGTTCATTTTCTATATCTTTTAAATCCCTTTTATCAGTTGGATGTACTGTTACAAATGTACAATCTGTATGTGCTAATATAACTCTTTTTGTACCTATTGGAGTAACCCCATAATAAGGAGCAGTAATACGTATCTCACCTTCTTCCGATAATATAGACATTTCACCTTTTAATAAGAAAAATGGATGTTCTACTTTATGTATTTTCGTTATTAACATTTCTCCTGCAGGATTAAATATCTCTCTTACATACTGATGTTTACAAAATGTATGCTTTACCGGATTAAAATCAGGATCTTTTTCCGGTGTTTTAGTATTTTTATTTTTCAACATTTCTTTTTGTAAAGCAATTATACCATGTCTGAATTGTTCTTTTGTATATTGACTTGGGAAATATTCATCTGCATTAGTTAAATTTAACTGATGACGTTTATATTCAACAAAGTCCCATGCTTCATCAAAAGGAAATGTATGTTCAATATTAAATCTTTTATTCATATCTTCAAACTGAAATCTTGCAGATTCACGATCCATTATGATCCTCCTGTATCTGCTTCTATAATAATAGCATTTAATTGCATTGGGAATGGCCCATTAGATACAATTTTTAAATTATGTGTATCCCAACCAATACCTGATAATGATAATTTTCTTAAACCGGAGAATAAAGGAATTTGTCTACCCATTGCATCTTGTGTTGTTCTGAATAATAATTCTTCTGATAGATCATTATATTCTAATTGAATACCTAATGATTCTTCAACTAATACTGCGGCTTTAATTAGCCTTTTAGTATATGAAAACTGATTCTCTGGAGCAGAAGGAGCTAATGTTTCTAATTCTGCATCATATGGAAGTCCTGTTACATGCTCATTCCCTTGAGTATGAGATAATGTAATTGTTTCATCTGATGCGCCTGTATTTGAAACAGTCATATTAGCATGTTGCATCCCTTCATAATATATTTGCACTTTTTCGTTTCTGAGATGTTTAAGTCCACTAATAATTTTAGAAGCTGGAACTGTACCAGTAATTGCGCTATCAGAGAATACATAAGCATTACGATCTAATGCGCCTTCTGTTGGGAATCTACTTAGTGTTTCTACATGATAAACATCTGATCCATTTATAGTTCTTTTTACTTTAAACCATATTTGATCGTGACTTGCTGTTGGAATCATGTCAATATCTGTTACTTGTGCATGTGAACTTCCATCTGCTTCTATAATAGGATTAGTTGCAGTTGTACTTGCAAAACCTGATGAATCTAGACGAGTTGTTATTTCCGTGTTGCTACTACCATTTAGAAATACATTCATTATTTCCTGACTAACATTCCAGTTTGAATCTGCATAGTTAGATACAGTTGCATATTTATCTACCACAAACATACTTGTCTGATCTCCTGCTACTGTATAGATAGTAGGTTTATGCCATGAATGTGTCCCTCCGCCATCATCAGTATATGCTATTGCTCCTCCACTACTTGTAGTTGCAAGTTTAAATGTATCATCAGTTTTATCTCTTACATAATAATTTGTACTTAAACTAAGTCCAGTAGGTAAAGTCCCGGTTGTTGTAACTTGTATAATAGTTCCATTAATTAATCCATGATCTTCGTCAGTTAGTTTCAATCCACTATCAGTACTTGGAGTAAATGTACTATCAGCAGTTGCTTGTACTGTTGCAGTAACTTTCCGATATATTTTACCTGCAATTACATGTTCAGACCATGCTTTAAATTCTAAACTACGGTCATAACTAAGTGAAAGCAATTTACCATTTGCCATCATAAACCAGATAATAGCGAAAGGTCTTTCCTGCCAGACCATCTTTTCAATCATAGAATCTTTGATTATATCATAGCCTTTCAAAGATATTTTACTAGAAATCCATTGACTAACTGTATCTCCTTCTAATTCAAGTACTTGAACATCTTTCCCTCCAATTTGAGTATATAATAATGCATTAGAAACAATAACTGGAGCAGTATTAGTTGCAGAGAATGATGTTTCTCTGTTAATTGTAAATCGAAATGGCGTAACACTTAAATTAGTTTCTGAACCATATAACATATATATTCCAGCAGAAGTACCCATTGAAAGTTTTTTAGATTCTCCTAACCATTTTATTTCATCCAATGTATCTGAATCCAAAGTAAAAGTAAGTGCGCTGGAATCTATTATAATTTCTGTTGAAACTCCTTCTGTAACTGAATCTGGACTTCCTTGCTCTGATATGACTGAAGGTGAAAATGAATAAAAGTTTGCAGTTTCAGATAGCCAGATAGTAGAAGGTTGCACATTTGTAGCCGCCATTACCATACGTTGCTGATATATTTGTGCTACATGTGGATATCCTTCTCCTAAACTGAATGCGCCTAATCTGAATTCTGCTGTTCCTTGATATGTAGAACCTCTTGTATTTGCCATTTCAGACTTTAATTCAACAGTTATAACACCATTTGCGCCTGTATTATCTACAGTTTTAATTATTCCCCAAGCCCATTTAATACCTCCTATATTGCTACCACCTTTTAATAATGGATTTATTCTTATTAATCTTCCTACATCGTTACTTGTAAAATATGTTAAAGTTGATGCTGATGCATCCCAACCATCAACATCTACGTTTAAATTATTATATAAAGTTAAACTTATTGGTGTAGCACTAGCTTCATAAACATATTTTTCTAATTTAACTTCTGCATTTGATGCAGTTGTTTCAGGGTTTTCAGTATCAGTTTGTACAAGTTCAAATTCTCGTAATTGTCCACCATCTGTATCAGAGAATTGAATTGTAGTTGATGTAGTGGCAATAACATAGACATCAAGATCAAAAGTATCACCTCCTAATGCTCCTACAAAACTTGGAGTTGCAGTACTAGAACCACCCGGTGTAATAACTGCTCCATCTACCGATGCTTTTAGTTGGAAAGTAGACCCAGTTAAGCCTGTTGAAGATACATAATAATTTGTTGAAGTAGCAAAACCAGTTACAGAAGCAAAAGTTCCAGTAAAAGTTACTATATTATTTTGTTTAAGTGTATTAGTTCCTGCTATTGAAGCATTAGTAGCAGTAATAGTACAAGCAGTAGATGCAATAGCAACACTATTTGATCCATCCATTTTACTTTGTGCTTTCCCATCAGTAGAAGTTGTACCTGATATATTCTGTCTTACATTTCCCCAACCTGTACCATTAGAACCATTCAGTTTAATTTTCTGACCAACTTGCAGTCCATGATTTGCAAGTACCAATGTATTATCAATAGTATTGAACTCAACTGCACCTATTTCTTTTGTCGCAGTAGGTTCTGTTGTCAATTTTAATGTATATCTTTTTGTAACTTCGCTTTCATCCCATATATTAATTTCTGTATATGGGCCATCTACAGTTACAAATTCTTCAATTGCCCAGACACTATTATCATCAGCAACAGCACTTGTAGTAGCATCAGATAAAGTGCGGAATATTTTTTGGGGAGGTTTGGTAGGACAACATACAAAGATAACATCACCACTTTGTGTAGTTTTCAGGGTAGAAAGTTCAGCCGCAGTCCAAGGAAATACTGTTGTATATTCATATGGTGTTGTACTATCTGTTGTATTATCATTTAAAAGTTGATTCTGTGACCAGACTCTTAAATAACCACCAGAGGAAGGTGATGTTGAACCTAATTCTATAATATAGGTATTATCCTTATCCTTGAAGAAAGGAACGAAGATAGCAGTAGAATGTTTAGCATCTCCTATATAATTTGTCCCGGGGCGTTTAATAACCGGCCCTGAGAGGATCGGAATCATATTCTTAGAGCTTTTGTACCCATAACGGTAAAACTCTTCACTAGAACGACCCTGAAGACTTTTTGCTAATACACCTTCTGTAAATTTAGGTTGGAGAAACTCATATTTCATTTAGTCTTCCATGCTTGCATATCGACTTCATATCCAGTAGTAGGAGTATTAAAAGTTCTATGTGTAACAGAATATCTTCCTTTTTTAGCATCAAGATAAGATGATCGTTCTCTATGATCTGGTGTTTTATCTCTTGAGTTTGCTGATCTTGCTTCTTGTATTGCCAGAAAGTATTTTTGTGCCATTTCTGATTTTAAGCCATCTTTACTGGTTAAGGTTTCAGCAATTTCTACAGCAAGTTTCATTGCTATTGCTTCAGCTAATAAACTATCTAAGTTATTTGTATCTGTTGGTGTTGCTACATATAGTAAATATAATGAGGTTTCATTTGATAATATGTTCTTTTTTTCAACCTGAAATTTGGAAACAGGTTCAACTTCTACTACTTTAATGCAGTCAGCAGGAAGCTGATAAGTATAGTTCCAGCCAAATACTGGTGCTTCTACCTGCGTAAGTAGTTTACGTTCCAATGCACTATTCCATACATTCATCCTTAGTACAGTTTCAATGCATCCTTCTATTCGTGCAGAACATGCTCTTGCTCTTGCACTATTTTCTGTTAAATTTTGTATTCTAGCTTCACCTAGATTACTCAAGGCAAGGTTAGCTATACCAGTTTTATCCATAGTAAACTGTTAGAAATGGGGGTCAGTTTCCCAACCCCCGATTGATATTAGTCAATAGAATACATAATCACACATTTGATTACGACATCTGCCGCTGGATCGCTACCTTTTAACGTAACGACAATATCTGCTTCATCTGGAATAGAAATTGGTGAGTTCACAACAGCACCAGCTTTGTTAGCTGTAGTCTGTCCTGATCCACCATTCCAAAACCATGTCAAAGCACCTTCTGTAGCTTTTCCATCGAATATTCCATCTAAATCAGTATTAGCCGCAGTTGCAGTTGCAGAAACTGCTTGCCATCCCATATCTACATTTGCTCCACTACCTAGTGTTGCAGATGTTGATATAGATACTTCCCATATCTTAGAACCTCCGGGGAGTCTTCCAACATAGAGAACATCATTTTCAGCATCTCCTGCTACAACTGTATGTGTATCATACATAACTCGTACACGACCACCTTGCGTAGCGACATCAGTCAACTTCGCAGGAAGTGTTACAAAGCGTTTTTTGTAATCTACTGCATATAAATTAGCCATATTGTCCTTTCAAGTTTTGGGTTAAGCTGTTTTATAACAAGAAATTTCAATGACCATTTCTTCCCAAACCCTAGTTGCACCAATATCCATTTCAAAATATGCATATGGGACAAAAGATTTGTCAGAACGTCTTTCAATTTCAGTTATAGGTTCTTCCCAAGAACAAAAAGCTAAACCTTGCGGATGAAATGCAAGAACTTTTTCAACTAATCCTGTGCCTGTACCAGTAGTAGGCATATTTTCATACCTAATAAACTGGAATCCTGCAAAGTAATTAGTTTGTCCCTCTACCAATGCACGAATATTATTATAATCCGAACTTTGAATTTGAGTGGAATGCAGTAACGCCTCAATTTGAGATGCAGAACATACTATGAAATAAAGTGGATTGCCACCTTCATCATACTGATCTGCCTCTTGCTCTGAGAGCTTTCTGCGAGCATTAAGCAATTTATCAATAGAAAGGGTTCGACCTCCTGATCCAGAACTATTAATACCACTCATGGCATCTGTAGCTGTACCAAAGGAAAAATCCTTTGCGATGAAACTGCTTGGGAAGTTAGTATCATTCCAGACTATCTCGGTTGCACCGTCCATTACACCACCATCTGATTCATATGCTGAACCAAATGCGGCATCAACGATTACAGAGTCCATTTTCCGAGCCATAGCCATTGACGTAGCTTCCGCATAAGGTTGGAATACATCATAGTTCATTCTACGAGTATCAAAACCTTCTACAAAGAATCCAGCATTTTTAGGTTGTGCTGACACTCTCCTACGTTGATGGGATATTGCCTGTACTGGCGAATCTGCAAAACGTGCAACTTTATCTAGTGCTTCGTTAGTTCCGATCTTATCAATGAACTCGGCAACACCTTGACAGTTTGGCTTATTGGTTACAAAGTTACGTAACCGGGTAGTCTTTTGTTGAAGCGCATGTAATACATCAGCAGAATAGCGATGTATATAGGACGTTTCAATATCATAAAAATTAGCCATGTTGTACCTTTTATAGAAATCTCATGCACGTTATGTGCATAAAGTTATACTCACTCTTACCTAGAGATTGTCCATAAAGGGTCTCAAAAGATATTTCAACAGGGCAAGTGCTTGTCTGTTTATTATCTCTTGTTCGGCTTTATCCTCCACTATGGAGGGGTGATATTATCGTACTCTTTTTTGTTGTGGATACGCTTGTTTAAATAGCCTATCCATTTTATTCATCGCAGTTTTGTGATTAGGATCACGATTATCTCTGTATGATTTTGAAAAATCCTTATCAGCATAAAGAGCCTGAATCTCTTCCTGCGCTGTTTGCGGAGACATTTGATTTCGACCTAATCCTGTACCTACCGCAAGTGCTTCTTCTCCTAGTAACTGACCGACTTTTGAAAAGGCTTTGATCACTTCAGGGTGGTTGCCAAAACCAGAATTATCCATTGCTTCGGTTAGTTCAGGAGTACCAAATTGAGCATAAGCTCTTCGGGCATAATCCAAATTACCATCATAATTCTTTCCCCAATCTCGTTGGAGTCTGATAGTAGTTTGAACTTTTAAGTCCTCTATAGCTTTTTCCTCATTTTGGGCATCTTCCTCTTGCAATTCTGCAAAAAGACCTAACAAGTTATCTGCCTGATCTTGAGTAAGATTATTCTGGTGTGCGAAATCTTTAAAATCATCCAATACACCTTCATCATCTTCACCAAAATCATAACCATTTGCTTGATCCGGTCTTCCAAGTTTATTATAGATTTCATCCCAACTTTCTCCTTCTTGTGGAAGGGAGATGAGATTATCCGGGTTTCCTCCTATCATTTTGACTGCATTAACGTAGGACTTAGCAAGTTTGTCTACAGAGTCAAATGTTTGGAGACTAGGTTCATCCCTTAAGCCTACAGGCATAGAGGATGCGTTAAATTGAATAGTAGAATCTACATCAGCTTGCCCTGAA